GTCGGCACCAAGGGATATCGCTGGTTAGAATCTGAGATGGTCGAGATGCTCAAGAAGGAAGAAGATATCGATAAGCGATACTTCGACTCTCTTGTGAACGACGCTGTCGACAACATATCTAAGTACGGCGACTTTGAATGGTTCGCTAACTAAAATCTCTTGAAAGGAGATAAAATGATGGGAATAGTAAGTAGTAAAAAATACAGAAACACGTCTGCGTATCGAAACCTTGAGCTTCAAAAGATGCACAAGTATTATGACGAAGTTCTTCAGCCAAAAGTAGATGCCGCGTTTGCGGACATTATGGTTAAGAACGATCTAGTAGATACGAAGCCCGTAGAGACTGTATTCGAATTTAATTGGATGATGGACAAAGGAGAAAATGATGGCCGATAAGGTTATGCAAAACGCGACGCTAGAAGACGTTCGCATTGCTTTCCGCAACTTCAGCGGTAAGGAGGGTAAGTACAATCGTGCGGGAGACCGTAACTTCTGTATCCTGCTTCCCGATGATATTGCGGGGCAAATGGCTCTTGATGGATGGAACGTTCGTCACTTGCAGCCTCGTGAAGATGGAGACCAACCTCAGGGTTATATCCAGGTAGCCGTTAACTACAACGGTCGACCACCTCGTGTGGTTATGATCACTAGTCGCGGTAAGACCAACCTCGATGAGGCTATGGTTGATATCCTTGACTGGGCAGATGTAGTTACGGCAGATGTTATCATGCGCCCATATCAGTGGGAAGTTAATGGTAAGACTGGCGTTAAGGCATATCTACAGTCTATCTATGTAACAATCGAAGAAGACGACCTAGAGCGTAAGTACGGAGATGTTCCGGACAGCGCCGCTAGTGCCGTTGTAGAACCCGAAGAGGATTTCGAAGACTAAAAATGACTAAGGTTAAATATTTCAAGACTAAGCCCGATCACGTTGAGGCTATGCAATTTGGTGGGAAAAATGCTAAGGACGTAGCCGAGTGGATTCAAGGCTATGCTCTGGATTATAACCTTACCATTAAAAATGGAGGACGTTACATCGACATTCAATATCTAGGTGGCTCCAAGCTATATTGGCGCATCACCAAGTACGATTGGGTTGTACATTCTCCAAGCGATAAATACTTCTACGTAGAACCTTCGCATATAATGGTGGAGCGATACATAGAAGATTAGTTTGTTTAGTAGGGTAGGAGTCCAAGCGGCTTTTACCCTACTATGCATTCCTTATGTTTTTGAAAGGAGGGTTATGTGAATGAGGTTTGGGGAGAGATAGACGGCTTCCCTAATTACGCTGTAAGCAATTACGGAGAAGTTGTTAATATAAAGTTTGGAAGATCTCTTAAACCCAGAACTAACTCTCGTGGTTATTTGCATGTGATCCTATTTAATGGGAGCGTGCGAAAAGAATACTACATTCACCAATTAGTAGCTACCGTATTCTTGGGTGACTTCAGACCAGGATCTAGAGTCCACCATATTGATGGGGACCGCGCCAATAATGAAGTGACAAATCTAAGAATGCGTGGCGGTATCGGCGAACTAAATTACACGCCAATCCGAATGAGCGGTCGACGAGTGCGCATAATTGAAACGGGGCAAGTATTCATGAACGCTTACTCCTGTGCCGATTACATTGGCGGTCAGGCTAGCAATATCTACGCTTGTCTACGTGGTAAGCACAAACGTCACCTAGGCTACACATTCGAATATATAGAAGAGGAGGTGTCCATTGGGCATTAAATTATACCCCCACCAGTTAAAAGCAATAAGTGAAATGCGCAATGGCTCCGTCCTCAAAGGTGGTGTCGGCACTGGTAAGTCTCGTACGGCTGTCGCATATTACTACACGAAAGTATGTAAAGGCCAAGTACGCACCAATGGTGAGGGTGAGACCACGCCTATGGCTAACCCTGTGGATTTGTATATAATTACTACAGCTAAGAAAAGAGATAAGAAAGAATGGGAAGGCGAATGTGCACCCTTCACCTTATCTAATACAAGGGCTTTTAGTATGAATGAAGTGCAAGTTACTGTAGACTCTTGGAATAATATCCAAAACTACATAGATGTTGAGAACGCGTTCTTTATCTTTGACGAGCAGCGCTTAGTTGGCTCTGGTGCTTGGGTTAAATCATTCATCAAGATAGCTAAGAACAATCGTTGGATTATACTAAGTGCGACGCCTGGCGATACATGGATGGACTATGTTCCCATATTCATAGCCAACGGGTTCTACAAGAACCGAACTGAGTTTATCAGGAGGCACGTAGTATATAGCAATTTTTCTAAGTTTCCAAAGATCGAACGATATGTCGAACAAGGCGTGCTGCAGAAGTTGCGCAAAAGAATTCTTGTAGACATGCCATATACTAGACATACAGTTAGGAAAGTTGAAGATGTTAGAGTTTCTTATGATACTGCTGTGTTTGATCGTGTTTATAAAGATCGCTGGAATATTTTTGAAGATCGCCCTATTCGCGATGTTGCTGAGTTGTTTATTGTTATGCGTAAGCTTGTTAACTCTGATCCTTCAAGGTTAAGACGAATAAGATTACTAGCTAAGAAACATCCAAAGCTTATCATCTTTTATAACTTCGACTATGAGTTGGAGCTTTTAAGGACGCTAGGTAGTAAGCTAAATGTGGAAGTGGCTGAGTGGAATGGCCACAAACATCAGGAGATTCCAGAGTCTGACTCATGGATATATCTTGTTCAGTACACCGCAGGAGCTGAAGGATGGAACTGTACGGATACGGACGCTACCATATTCTATAGTTTAAACTATTCATATAAGCTAAACGAACAGGCAAAAGGTCGCATCGATAGGCTAAATACGGAGTTCACGGATCTATATTACTACATCTTGAGCTCTGATTCACTCATCGATAAGGCTATCAAGCGTGCTTTATCGTCTAAAAAGAGCTTTAATGAGTCCGATTTAGGTCTTTCAAGCTATCACAATTAGTGCACATAGTGGCCATTTCCTACCCATTTGCCCACTTTCAAAAAATTTTGTGATAGTTTTGTACACACTTTTTAGGGGTCGGTGGCCACTTTTGTGGGTTTCTGCCCACTTTTGAAATCAGTTTTGGCCACGAAAAACCTAAGGTTTGTGATAGTAACTTCCTTGTGGTTAAAGGGAAGTTAATTTTGTAAGGACGCTCTGTGGCCAGAAACCCACTTTATACTACTAAAACTTTATTAAGAGAAAAAGTATTATATAAAAGAGTTTCATTACAAATTATTTTTGGCCACAATAAAGTGTGTATTTAGTCACGCATTAAAAACAAGGCATATAATAGAAGGAGTAGAATGTCACTTATAAACATTCCATTTATTTTTTGGGTAGCCCATAATGGCTGAAAGAGATTTCCAAGCTAAGCTTATTAAAGAGCTAAAGGTTCTATTTGAAGGTTGTGTTATTTTAAAGAATGACTCAGCTTATCTTCAAGGAGTTCCTGATTTGTTAATTTTATACAAAGATAAATGGGCTATGCTCGAAGTCAAAGATACAAGATCATCGCGTCGTCGTCCTAACCAGGATTACTACATTGATCTCTTAGACTCTATGTCATATGCCGCATTTATCAGTCCAGAAAATAAAGAGGATATAATCAATGACCTTCAACAAACATTCGGAATTTTCAGGTAAGCACGCTTTCTTAAGCGCTAGCAAATATCACTGGATTAATTATTCAATTGATAAGTTAGATAATACTTACCGCACAGCACTAGCTGCTGCTAAAGGAACTGAGCTTCACGAATTTGCTTTTCAGGCTATCAAGCTTGGTATCAAACTTCCAAGAACTCAGAAGACTTTAAACATGTACGTCAACGATGCTATTGGTTATCGTATGACACCAGAACAGATTCTATTTTATTCTGTTAACTGTTTCGGGACTGCTGATGCTATCTCATTCAAGAACAATTTTCTTCGTATTCATGATCTTAAGACTGGTATTACTGCCACTTCAATGAAGCAACTGGAAGTATACACAGCGATGTTTTGTCTAGAGTACGGTTACAAACCATATGAAATTGACATTGAACTTCGAATCTACCAAAACGATCAAGTAGTAGAACACGTTCCAGAGGTTGATGATATTACTCATATCATGGACAAGATTGTTACATTTGACAAGCAAATCGAGTTACTGAAAGCGGAGGCATTATCGTGACTGATGACAACGAATTAATGCACGTTGGAACACCTCGACACTCTGGGCGATATCCTTGGGGGTCTGGTAAAAATCCAAATCAACGTAATAAGACTTTTCTTACATATGTTAAAGATTTAGAAAAACAAGGAATGTCGCAAGCCCAAATTGCAAAAGGTATGGGTATTTCCACTACTAAGTTGCGTGCTGAGATATCTATCGCTAGCTCACAACAACGTAATGAGAAAGCTGCGGCTGTAAAGAACCTTAAGGATCAAGAATATTCTAACGTAGCTATTGGTGCTAAACTTGGTATTCCAGAATCTTCAGTGAGAGCTATTTTAAAAGATTCTGAAAAAGACGATAAAGATATCGTTCAATCAACAGCTTCTATGCTTAAAGATGAAGTTGCCAAGAAGAAATACCTAGACGTCGGTGAGGGAACTGAAAACTATATTGGAGTAAGTAAGACTCGTCTTAATACTTCTTTAGAGGTTCTTAAAAACGAAGGATATCGTGTAGATCGTTTAAAGATCATGCAACAGGGAACTGGTAAGTATACAGAATTTAAGATTCTATCAGAACCAGGAACTACATACAAAGATGTTATTCGTAATAAAGAACAGATATCTTTCTATGGTCAAGTTCAATCCCACTCTGCTGATGGCGGTCGTTCTTTCTTAGGAATTAGACCTCCGACTAATGTTAGTTCTAAAAAGATTGAAATAGCTTACGCAGAAGACGGTGGAGCATCTAAGGATGGAATCATCGAGCTTCGTCGTGGCGTTAAAGATCTTGACATGGGTAAAGCAAAATACGCTCAAGTTAGAATTGCTGTTGATGGAACACATTATCTTAAAGGTATGGCTGTGTATGCAGACGACCTTCCAGATGGAATCAACATCCGATTCAACACCAACAAAAATAAAGACACACCTAAACTTAAAGTTTTGAAAGAAATGAAGAAAGATTTAGATGGTAACATCGATTCTGATAATCCTTTCGGTGCCGTTATTAAACAAGGTGGACAGCGCGGAGCTTTAAACATTGTTAATGAAGAGGGTGACTGGTATAAATGGTCAGGCAAACTATCTTCTCAAATGTTATCTAAGCAGCCAGATAGTCTAATCAGAAAACAACTTGGTATTACTTATGATATTAAGAAG